CTGGGGTCGGAGGGTCGACAATGCCCCCGGGCTGGTAGGCCCCCTTGCGGTGGGATGGGGCTAGTGCCCCAAAAAGGACGAAACACCCACTACTAAGTGAATGAAGGGTCCTGGGAATTGGTGCCAATCTGGTACCAGTCCACAACCACGTTCCTGACAACGTTCGTAATCAGGGCGCCGCCTTGATTCGTAAACGTAGACGGAGTCAAAGTAACAAAATCAGCAGCAGAGGTGATGCCGGTAACCAGCACGTCCCATTCAAGAGAGTACTGGTATCCGTTGCTACTAGTAGCAAACACACCGGCGTTTGGCATAACGTTAAAAGCGGACCCAAGCGCTGGCGTTACGGTTGCGGCAGCAGTTCCGGTTTCAACGTCGGCCAAAACAATATTAGCCAGCGTGGTCGTGTTGGGCCAATGGGGGGCGAGCAAAGTAGTTGCCCCGAGTCCCGCCAAAGTAACCCTGTATCTCCCATTCTTAAGCAAAACTATGGAAGAGGCGGTAGGAGAACGAACAACGGTATCAACGAGTCCAACGTCACCAGTGGCAAAGCCACCGGTGAACATAAGGGACTGAGTTGCACCAGCTACAGGACTAAAGGTAGGCGCAGTAAAAACCACCTTTTGTATGTCCTGTGTCGTCGTACCGACCGCAAGACTACCGTCGGCTTTACTAACCAACGTAGTACCCGGCACATAACCGGGCGCATCATTACCGCCAAGGACGGGCTTCATGAACTCAATGTCGTAACTAACCCAGAGTTCACCCATGACGGTGCCAGCGCTACCGGGAAGACCCGTAGTAGCGACTTGGAACCTCCCATAGTCGTAAAAGCGCCTATCATTTGTGTCTGTGGTTTCGTAAGAAGGGTCACGGACGTACAACACGTCAAGGCCTGAGTACTTAGGATCACACTCTATAGCGTGAACCAAACTCATGGAAGGCTTGGTAGAAACAGCAAACTCGCTGTTTTCCATCTCGATCTTATTAACAAAAGACCGGTCAATGGCATTATAATTGGTTGCCATTATAACGGTGCCTAGCGCACCACCCGCGGTGATGTCACTACTCATGGTTTTATAGGCAAAAACCATGCCGTGAATCTTATATTGGCTGTACTGCTTGGCCATAGTGGCCAACCAGGGGAATAACACCCTGTTCGCGGGATTGATCAAGAACGTTTGAATACTGAAAGTATTAGGGTCGTTAGGGACTACCAAATCCTTGATAAATTCCCTATGAGTAACCCTAATGCTATGATCGTTCTTGACAAACTGAGGTATCATGTCAACAGAAGTCGACACTTTACTCAATGAATTTGCTCGCACGCTGTAATTACCATAACCGGTAACAGCGGCTAGCCCAGCGCCCAAGCCTTTACCAGCCAGAGCACCAAGGGGGCCATACTTAGCCCCCATCTGAGCGCCCTTCCTAGCGAAGGCGCCTTTGGGAATGGAGCTAAGCGCTTGATCAAGCTTTTGCGCCATTCCACGAAGATTAAAGGTCGAATAATTACCGCGACCCTTTATCTTCCGTCCTCCCATGTTATTTTTCTTGGCCCGGGAGGAAGCCTTTTTCGATTTAGTCATCGCTAGGGAGAGGCAGCTAGCGTGGCGGCCCTTTCTTCTAAATAGGCCTCGAACCTCAAGACTAACTCTTTATCTGGGTGGTTTTCCATCTCTTTAGACCAATTGACCTCCGAAGAGACAATATCTTTCGATATGGTAGTCTCATAAAACATCCTTTCATAAGATGCTAGATATGCCTTCCAGTCCCCTCCAGGCTGCCTAACGAATCCGTGTGAACAAAATTCAAAATAGTCTAGCCCAAATTGGATGGCGTCCCTTACGGGGACGTCTATCCTTTTGTACGCTTGGACAAGCTCCTCTACGGAAAGAGGGGTGATCTCTAAGCAATCATCACCATTAGCCATCGGTATAGAACCAACGGCATAAGCACAGGCACAACGAAAATTTCCGTTCGAAGTAGTTGTAAGAAAACCACCACTGCGTTGCACCTTGTTGTCCATAAACGCCAAAATCTCACCGTCGTCGGTGACATATAAATTACTACATAAAGACATACTCCACCATTGATAAGCGTTCTCAAATTGGGCAGCGAAAATGTCATAGTTAACACATGTTCGCTTCATAGCCCAGTAAGTAGCTTTGGTGCCCTCACCGACGAAGTTCTTGTCCCAGCCGGAAATGTCACTCCCAACCGGTCCCTTGCCATCCATGGGGTTACCACTAGCTTTAATAAACGCTTCCCTATTCCCACTAACTTTATCACCAACAAAAGTGGCGTGTTCGTCAGTGAAACCCATACCTTTCATAGTGTCCATCGCTGGGAACACGTAAGTCTCAGCATCGGTGAATTCTTGATAGAACCACCTCGTGCATAATTGGTCGACTAATGAAGTGCTACAAATGACTCTAGGCAATTTCTTGTCTACCTTTTGAGCCTGGTTCTTTGGAAAAACCCTATCAGGATCCCTCAAACCTTTGTAGTACCACAAGCGCGGGTCCTTGACACACTCTTCGAATTCTTCCTTAGTAGTGCGCATAGTCCGCAAGAGCCGTTCCTTAACGGCCTGCTTTATGGTTTCTGGGTGACGGAGGAGGATGCCTCCGTTTGTATCTCCTCCTGGGAGGAGGGAATAGGGGAAACCCGGGCCGGCGGAGCGGTTAACTTGTTCACAAAGCAATGGGTACCGCTCTTCAAAGAGCTGTCCAAACTTTGCGTCAAAGCCTTCCATACTTTCGTGTCCACCCTGGAGATCGCATCCTGCAATTCCGGGGAAAGCCCAGCGGTGTCCTGAAGCCCTAGCAGTTTCGCCGACGCATTTAGCTGCGTCTTCGAAGGTTGCTGCAGGGACTTCGCCGCTCCTGCCGATTCCTCTTTTGGAGTGATTCTCGGCGAGGGATTCCTTTGTTGCTGCCTGCGAGAGGTCGGGGCAGTAATAGGCTGCCTCGATGGCTGGGAACCAGGAGGCGAACCTCTGCCAAACCCCTTCCGCACGCTTTTGCCTTCCTTTCCTTGAGAACCGGGAGGTTGCTGTTGCGACAACTTCATAGTATCTGTCGTCTGCTGCGTATTCTCCGCGCACTGGTTCAGCGAACCTGACGGCTGCATATTTGTGGGGGAGAGTACTTCCTGGCTCACAGAGCCCGTAAATATCGGGCCTTGTTGGTAGCCTGGATACGAATGGCCCACCATGTTCTGGTAATAAGCGTGCACCGCTTGAGGGTGCATCTGAGCCCATCCGTAAGGGTTCGGCTGCTGCCATCCGTAACCCAACATCGGTTGCTGGGTCTGAGGCGCCTGTGTAGGTGTCTCCTCGCAGATCTCGGTCTGCACCACCATCTCCCTGACGAGAGCTGGTTTCGTCGCTTCCGCTAGCCGCGACCCCGCGGACACTTGGGACGGCTCCTGAAAAGCCACGTGTTTAACGTTGGGCTCTTCATCATGAGTCGTGTAGTGGTCCGGGGACTCAGCGAGAACTTCCAACAACATAGGACAAATGGTCTCGTTCTCCAAAAGACTAACGAGCCACCCGCTGTCATGCAGTTGGGTGTCTAATTTCTCGCGAGTGACAAAGCCCCCTTCCTTCTCCAACATGTCGATAAACATGTGGATGTGAGACTTCATCTCTGAGCGGATCACCTCCGCTTCTATCTTAGCGTCTGGTGACCTGATTTTCATAAGCGCAACGATACGCTTATAATAATCCTTAGCGGACGCCTCGAGCTTTTCCTTCGCGGCGATAATCCTCTGTTTGAGGACTTCTTCCGCGACAGCTCGGGCAGCTTCGCGCTTCTCTTTGGCGGCAGCTTCGAGCCTTTCGGCCTCAGCCTTCCTCTCCGCTTTAGCGGCAGCATTAGCCGCCATCTCCGCTTCGACGGCTGCCTTTCGATCAGCTTTCTCGGCGCGCGCGCGTTCGATCCTCTCGGCTTCCGCAGCCAATTGGGCGTCGCTGGCCTTTTTCTTGCTGCATCTGGGCGCAGCAAGAGCTGCCTGGAGAGCGAGCTCTACTGCAGACAAAGTGTTCGCAGCGGCTACGAACTGCTCTTCGAACTCAGAAAAATCCTGAGTGGGAGCGGGGGGGACGAAATCCAACCCTTCTTTCTTAGTTTCGCTAAGAAGCCTGCGAACCATGATTTCAAGCTCGGCGCGGTCAAAAACCGTTCTACCCTCTTGTTCAGTGCCCGCGATATACCTGCTACGCGCAAGGCGCGCGGCCTTGGCTTCACCACCTTCGTGGCCGCCATAACGATACATCTTTCCAGCGCCACGGCCCTTAGAGCCGTGTAGCCCGCCACCCATCTCCTGAGTGACCTTGAGGGACTCGTGCATGACTGTCGCCATCAGCGAGTCCGGGTTGTATGCAGAATCGAGCTCGTCACTATCGTAGAGGCGATCGCGCAAATAAGGTTGGATGCCTTCAGATAATGCGAAATAGTTGGCTTGAAGGCTCTGCCGAGATCCGAGATGAATACCGGCCCAATAATACTTACCATCCTTGACGATGTATAAGCCAGCACCACTGGTGCCGGGAACGGTAGTAGCCGAATGGGCTCCATGGTTCCAGTTATTGGTAATGCGCTCGAGAGCACGACCGTGGGACTTCATTATTTTGCCGTCCACGATATTGGTAATGTGGAGTATGTTTCCACATCCCTCAGGGGTAATCCACGCGTTATTGTCTTGGCAACACATGGTCGCTGGAGACAAAGTGGGTAGCCCGAGCCCGCTGGCCCTAGCCATCTGGCCTTGATCGACGCGCCACAGACTAACGTCAGTGTCATCGTCGTGCGCGTGAGGAGTCCTGACTAACCGCGTAGGTAGTGGCTCGAAGCGCTGTACGCCAAACCTTCCGTGACTATTCTTAGCGGAGAAATGCGTGGCGTACTGAGTCCCGTGTGCTGACCCGGTCAGTAGGAACTCAACGGTCCCGTCAAACATTACGTTCTTAACGACGGAGCCGGAACTGAGATATTGCATAACGGAGGGATCCATCCAACGTTTCTTATTGGCGGTAGCTCCGGAGTCGGCAACGTAAAACAATATCTCAGAAACTATGAGCTTGTCGTCAACTGAGTTGACTAGTTCGAGCTCACTATTCGGACAGGACATTTCAATAAGTCTGTCTGGGGCTATACGTATGCCCTGATCTTTGCGTTCGACGGCATCTCGCACGATGTACCACGTCTTGCTCCTCAACCTGAACCTCCACAATTCAGCAAAGCTGCATTGGAAGAAAAAGAGATACGCACCATAAGAATAGTACATAAATCCCATCCAGAGTCGGTAAATAGCATTCTTTATCTTCTGTAAGAAGTAAAGGATAACGCTACAAACGGACACTACGAAATTGAATATTATAACCCCAGCAAAAGCCATAATGAAAATCATCATTATGGTATTGAAGAGACCAATCTCTTCGGCCTGGTGAGCGCATTCGTCGTAGTATTCTGCCGCCATTGCTTTTGCTCCGCGGATCTTTGCGTTCGCACCAAAATGGTCATAAAGTCCATACAAAGCGTTCGCGAAATCCATGATCGGAGGGTCAACCTGTTCCACATAAGCGGAAAGGTTAATGTACTCCTCAGCGTCACAAGTACCGAAATAAATCCGGTCCCGAAACTCCTCGATCGTTCTCGCCGCTCCCGAAACTCCCTGTCCCATATGTTGATCCTGGGAAATGAAAGTAGGGTAGTCTAGCTTGTCGAAGCTTACTGAGGTGTGCACAAAGGCGTCGGCCACAGCTCCTAAGAGCGTGGCCGCAAGGACAATTGGCGCGAAGCGCGAATTGTACCGTTTGGAGCGTACGTTGGCAGGCTTGGAAAGCTCACCGGTGTATACGCGGTGCTGCCATTCAGCAGTCCAGTCACCCTTGCATTTAGCGGTGACCAGTCCAGTAGTGTCGTCGACAGGAACTTTGAATTCCTCGTTGTTGACGATTACCGAAACCTCCCGCGCTTTATCCGTATGATGGACTGCGCGGACGGGATAAGATTCCATCGTTTTGGAGGGATTCTTACCGTTGCCATAAATCTTAAAAGACTGGCCTGGAGGAGGGAGATGCGCGAGCTGCTCAGCCATAGCGTAGCGCTCATCGTCCGGGCTAAGTAGTTCTTTCTCGAACATTCTCACCGCGAACTCAGCGCATGCGCATTGGAAACCCCCTTTGCGCGGGGCGCCGGCGGGCAATACCATATACCCGTTTTTGGTGGCGCTGCTTGCGCCACCGTCGTCCCCTTCGTCATTACCCCATTTGCCAATGAGGAGACGCTTCGCCTCCTTTCTGCGCGCGTCAGGATAAATCCTGGCATCGTCCCAGTAGTTGCGCAAAGGGCCGACACACGTGTCGGAAAACTTTACGCAATCAACGCAACCACAATACCACGAATCGACTTTCGGGTTGTGGGGCGGAGGAGGCGGAATGGACCATTTCTTTTCTTCCCAAGAGTCCATATCCATCCCGTAAGGACGAAAATGGTTGACAGAAAAGTCACGGCCGTCGCGCTCGTTGAAATACAAAAAGTTGTCCATATCTAATTTGGACACAACCGACTCTTTATACAACAAACTAGTGTTGTACGCCGAATCGGCAACCTTTCGTTCACGAGCTAGCTTTTTCACATCGGTGTCCTCGCGCTTC